GCCAAGGAGATAGAAAATGCCAATCGTAGAGCTAAGAGGTAACTTAGACCTACGAAAAGCAATGCGTAAGTTCACTCCTGATTTAGAAAAAGAACTTCGTAAAGAGCTTGCATTAGCGATGAAACCAGTTGTCAAGCAGGCTCGCTCATTTGTTCCTTCTACTTCCCCGATGCGTAACTGGAATCCTCGTCAAATGAGTGAGGCATCATTTCCTCATTACAACGCATCCACAATTATTAAAGGCATTACTTACTCAACATCTGCATCTAAAATTGGTAAAAATGGATTTACATCACAAGCTCGTATTATGAATAAATCACGTGTTGGTGCAATCTATGAGACTGCTGGAAGCAAAAACCCAGACGGACAACCTTGGGTTGGCCCAAAGGGAAGTACGGGCCATCGATATTCTCATTCATACAACAAAGATGCAGGCAAGTTCTTTATCAAAGCATTGCCACCTTTGGTTCATGCAAAAGTTGGAACTGGTCGTTTAATCTATCGAGCTTGGGAACTTAATCAAGGTCGCTCAATGGGTGCTGCAATGAAAGCGATTGATAACGCCAAGCAGAAGTTTGAAAGATATACAGCATTTAACAGGGGAATCAAAGCGGAAACTAAGGCGGCTGCCTAATGGCTCAAGAAACTTCTAATATAGAAATTAACATTGGCTCGAAGTTAGATGCCAAAGGATTTAAGCAAGCTGAAACAGCTCTTAGCAAAATGGGAACTTCTGCTAAGAATCTAGCTGCTGCATTTGGTGTTACTTTTGCTGCCAAGCAACTAATCAACTACGCACAAGCTTCTATGAAGGCTGCTGCTCAGGATCAGAAATCACAGGCGCTTTTAGCCAACAGTCTCAATAATCTTGGTTTGGCTTATGCCAAGGTTGATGTCGAATCTTTCATAAGTCAAATGGAAAAACAAAGCAACATTGCCGATGACATTCTTCGTCCAAGTTTTGCTCAACTGACTCAGGTAACACGATCATTAGGAAAATCTCAAGAACTTTTAAAACTGGCATTTGATGCTTCTTCAGGTTCTGGAGTTGATTTTTCTACAACCATAGACATCTTATCAAAAGCCTATATCGGTAACTACAAAGGATTAAAACAACTTAATCTTGGATTGACTGACTCTGAATTGAAATTGATGTCATTCAAGCAAATCCAAGACAAGATTGCAGTAGTTTATGCTGGAGCAGGCGCTAAAGCTTTAGATACTTATTCTGGTCAAATGGACAAATTAACACTTGCAACTGGCAATGCAAGTGAAAAGATTGGTTATGCACTTCTTGATTCGATAGTAAAGATTAGTGGAAGCAAATCAATCGACGAGTTCACAGCCAAGATTGATACGTTAGCAACAGCCTTTGCTAATCTCATAACAAAATTTGGTGATTGGATTGCTATATCCACATCGCAACAAGCTCAAAGTGGATTCAATGTAGCAAAAGTAAGCGGTATAGGAAGAATTCAAAACAGGGTCACTGGTAGCATGGGAAATATCTCCATGACTGGTGGCACAAATATGGATACTCAGCTTTACGTTATAGCGCAAAAGAAACTTGCAGATGAAGCTGAAATCAAGCGCCAAAAGCAACTCAAAGCTATTGAAGATGCTCGCATTAAGAACCAACTAAAAATTCTTGAAAATGCTAAGAAAGCAGCATTTGAAGCCCAAAAGAAATTAGTTTTAGATAAGGCTTCTGCTTTCCTTGCCCAAGCCAATAAATTATTTGATATGGAGCGCATTGAACTAGCTGCCGCTGCCATGAACAAGCAAACTGAAGAAGATAAAGTTCGTATTCGTTTGAAGCAAGAACTTCTAGATTTAGAAGATGCAATCAATGCAGGTAACATCGAAGCAGCTGTCAAATTAGCTTCTTCTGTATCTAGAGATGCTGAACTCTTAGGACAACTTCGTGGCGATATGATTAAATTGGGAGATGTTCCAAACCCATTTGCTGAATGGCTTGCAAGCATTAACGCAATTCTTGCAGCTCTCATAGCAATATCTAATTTTGTTCCACCAGATACAGGTTCTACTCTCGTAGGCATGGGTGGGTTCAATGCTGGTTCAGCTCGTCTAGGAGAATCTGCTGGAAATACCGCTGCTGGATTACCAGCAAATTCTTTAACAGATTTTATGGGCTTTGGTGATACACATTTAGGCACACTTGCTAGACAAAGCGCAAATGCGACAACCATTAATTACAACATTAGTGCTCAGGGAATTGGCGATCAACAAATTGCTTCTGTAGTACAAAATGCAATCCAAGACCTTAATAGATATGGGAATTCAACCACTTACGCTGGAGCAATCTAGTGGCAGCACCAACAATAAAAGCAATAATTAACTTTTCGACTGGGCCATCCTTTGCTCAGGCTTTTATTATTGGTTCAGGTATCTTTGGTACGAACGTATTGGCTGATAGCACAGCAGTAATTGTCGATGTTTCTAACCAAATCGATAAGATTGATACAACTCGCGGCCGTAACGCTCAGGCAGATCAATTTCAGACAGGTCAATTAAGCCTTCGCATTGTAGATCAAAACGGTGATTTTAATCCACAAAATACTGCCAGCCCTTATTATGGATTACTTAGCCCTATGCGTAAGGTGCAAATTACTGCTACCTACTTAGGAGTAACTTATCCAATCTTTGCAGGATTTATCACAGGATATTCAACTAGCACACCTAAATTTGTAGGCGATGTTGTCTATACAACCATCACAGCTGTAGATGCTTTTAGACTTGCTCAAAATGCTCAGATTTCAACCGTTACTGGTGCTACTGCTGGACAGTTATCAGGTGCTCGAATTAACAAATTGCTTGATGCAATCTCCTGGCCTACGACAATGCGTGATGTTGATGCCGGTCAGACAACCATGCAAGTTGATCCAGGTACTGCTAGAACAGCCCTAGAAGCCATGCAGACGGTGGAACTCTCAGAATACGGTTCTCTATATGTCGATGCTTCTGGCTCGTTCGTATTCCAAGATAGAGCCTTTACAACCAGCAGCGTGAATGGCACTCCAGTTGTATTTAATGACAATGGAACAGGTATCTCTTACTTTAATGCCTTATGGATTCTTAACGATGTTCTTGTCTATAACTCAGCACAGGTAACTCGTACTGGCGGAACGACTCAGAATGCCAGCAATGCTGCTTCGATTGCTAAGTATTTTACTCACTCGTATAACCAGCAGAATCTTCTTATGGAAACAGATGCTGTTGCCCTTGATTATGCTAGGGCTTATGTCGCATCTAGAGCTGAAACAACTACCCGATGTGATGCAATAACTCTTGACCTTTATACAGCAAATTATACGGCTGGAACTGTTGCCGCCTTAAACCTAGATTTCTTTGATCCAGTAACGATTACAACTACCCAACCTGCCGTAACTGGCACGTCTAAACTATCTAAAACTTTACAGGTATTTGGGGTTGCTCACAGCATCACCCCTAATTCTTGGAAAACCCAATTCACAACCCTAGAACCAATAATTGATGGATTCATAATTGGATCGACATTATACGGTATTCTAGGGACTAGCGTTCTATCTTACTAAGGAGTAATCATGGCAACTTTTCCAGCAGCGACAGGTGATGTTCTTACCAGCAATATGTACAACGGATTGGTGACATTTACTGTTGGCTCAGATCAGACTGCCGATTACACAGCAGTGCTTAATGATCAATATCAAACACTTGTACCAATGAATAAAGCAACTGCTATTGCTTTCAAAATTCCTACAAATGCTTCTGTAGCATTCCCTGTAGGAACAGTAATTACTGTTCTAAATAAAGGTGCAGGTTCTTGTACGATTTCAGCAGTCACATCAGGTACAACAACAGTTCTAAGTGCTGGCTCAACAGCCGCATCTCCAACTTTGGCTCAATATAAAACAGCAGCTTGTATCAAAACTGCAACTGATGCTTGGTATGTCGTTGGTGCTATTGCATAATGATTGCTAATTCAATAACAGGTTTTGTTGGGGTACCAGCCTCAGCAACGTATCTTTCAACAATCCTTGCAGATTCGCCTTTAGCTGCTTGGCTATTGCAAGAAACTTCTGGCACAACTGCGGCAGATAGTTCTGGTAACTCACGCAACGCCACATACTACAATTCTCCAACTCTAAATCAATCAGGCCCAGGCGGTATTGCTAAGTCAGTTTTACTTGCAACAGCATCTAGTCAATATGCTTTATCATCAAAAATTGCTGCCTTTGCAATTGCACCATCTGCTAACTGGACAATGGAAGCATGGTTCAAAACAAGCACAACACCAGGCTACGCTTATTCTTTAATTTCAGTTAATGATGATATTGGCGCTGGGGCTGCAACTCAGACTGGCTGGATTTATGTTGATGCTACTGGCAAAGTAAGCGGCCAATCTGCATTAACAAGTTATGGCTATTTAACAATCACTTCATCTAGTACATATAACAACGGTGCTTGGCATTATGCAGCTCTAACGGCTGCTTCTGGCGGAGACATGACTTTGTATGTCGATGGCGCAAGCGTAGCTTCTACTTCAACCGCTCGAAGAACAACAACTCAAAACAATGATGTTGGAATTGGATTCTTCCAAAATTCCTACAACTACACAAATGGTAATTTAGCAGGCGTGGCTTTCTACGGTTCTTGTTTATCAGCAACACGCATCACAGCGCACTATAACGCAGGGAAATAATATGACAATCCTATTTGAATCAAATACTGAAACTCCAACAGAGTTTGTTTATGAAGAGGAAACTATTGTTAATTTTGGAGATGTCTTAATATCTGATCATCAACCAGGAATGCCAGATGAAGCCCCTGCTTTGTAAGGCTGGACAACAACTTCGTGAACAAATTGATGATTCCTACCCAGATAGAGATCGTAAGTCCGATGGTTGGATAGGCGATGCCGCACATGCCAGTCGTCCGAGTGACCACAATCCCGATCCGCTTAACGGCTACGTCAGGGCTATTGATGTGGATAAGGATCTCGACACACGCCCCAGCACAGGTGCTTATCTTGCCGACCAAATACGCCTATGCGCCAAGTCAGGTGAGAAACGAATTGCTTACGTCATCTATGCAGGCAAAATCGCTTCCGCTAAGAAATCTTGGAGTTGGCGTACTTATGATGGGGTTAATCAGCACAATCACCA